TAGAAGAAGAAGTAGTAGAAGAAGAAGTTGTCGTAGAAGAACAAGAACAAGAAGTAGTAGAGGAGGAAGAAGAAGTAGTAGAAGAACAAGAACCAGAACAAGAAGTAGTAGAGGAGGAAGAAGAAGTAGTAGAAGAACAAGAACACGAACACGAACAAGAACAAGAAGAAGAAGTAGTAGAGGAGGAAGAAGTAGAAGAAGAAGAACAACAACACGAACACGAACAAGAACAAGAAGAAGAAGTAGTAGAGGAGGAAGAAGTAGAAGAAGAAGAACAACAACAAGAAGCATCAACATATGAATTAGTAGTTACAGAAGAACAATCTCAAGAAGAAACAGATGTAAAAGAAGTATGTATGGCACCTTCTAACACAGTAGAATTAGAAGATTCAGAAGAAGAATATGTTGAAGTAGAAGAAGAGGAAGAGGAAGAAGATAATACAATGGAAACATTATCAACTTTTCAAAATCAACTTACCGATATGGTTTCATCTCTTGTAAATGAAAAAAATCATCTTAAAACTGTTCTTCATAAAACACAATTATCAGTAGAAGAACTAACTGAAGAACTAACTGATTTACAGTCAACATTTAAAACAACTGAAGGAAAATTAAGTGAAACAAATATGATACTTTATGATGAACAAACCAAAAATACAGAATTAACAACAACAGTTGAAGAATTAACAACACAAAAAACTGATTTACAAACTCTATTTGAAAAATTACAACAAGAATTAGAACAATCTAAACAAGAAAATGAAAAATTAAAGAATGAAAATGAAGAACTACGAAAACAAATTCCAGTAAAATTAGAAACAACATCAATGTCTGTTCAAACTGAAGAAGTAAAACCACCACAACAAGTAAAAACTCTAAAAACATCAACTAAAAAATGTAGAATTAAGAGTTGTCAAAATATGACTGATGTTAAATTCTGTAAAACTTGCCAAGGTAAAATTGATAGTGGAAAAATTAAATTAAAATCCAAAAATTAAATATTAATTTATAACTTTTAAATATTTAAAAATTATAAATATTTAGTTATTAAAAATTGAAAATTGAAAAATAAATAATAATTAAAATATACTTTATTTATATAGAATAATATGTCTGCTTATTTAATTAATAATCTTAAAAAAAATTTATCTTTTATCAAAGATTTAAAAGAAGATAATAAATTTTATGAACACGAAATTCGTTTTGGTAAGTTTAGCAAGGTGTTTGACCCTAAATTATCACCAGAAGTATTTCAAAAAATATATGATAAATTTCTTAAAGATAATGAACATAAAAATCAAGTTATTGTTGATTATATTTTTAATAAGAAAACTGTTAATTCATTCTTTGGTAAAAAAACAGATTTTGATTTTAAAAAATCAAACTTTATGAAAAAAATTGTATTTCCAAATCAATATGAAGATATAGATACATCATTTAGTATTGAAAAATATAATGAAGATATTGTCAAAGAAGATAATGATGTTGTTTATATGTTAAAAGAAAAGAAAACACAACATACATTTGATAATACAAGATATTCATATAATATTGAAAGAAATATTGACATTAATAAATACAAAAATGTAATTTCTTTACATCAAAGTAATCAACCATATGAAACAATTCGATTAAAAAATCGTTATTATACAATTGTAAATGGATATATTGAATTAGATTTAACAATTGTTAAAAAATTTAATACTCGAACAATGAAACAAGAAGGAGAAACTGAATATATTATTGAGATTGAACTTCAAAGAAAATTAGATGATGAAACAAAAATGTTATCTGGAATTAAATTATTAGTTAAAGAGATTCGACGTGAATATTTTAATAAAAAAGATTTTATTTTTAATCTTGGAACAATGAATCCAGCAACAATGGAAAAGAAAGATTTAGTTCAACTTAAAACACAAGAATATACAGTCACTGATAAAGCAGATGGAGAAAGAACATTTCTTATCTTTTTAAATGAAAAAATATATTTATTTAACCCAAAAACAAAAGTAATAATTAAAGAATTTGAAAATAATGTAATTCTAGAGAATACTGTTATTGATGGTGAATATTTAAGTGATAGAAATGAATTTCTTGCATTTGATGCATTACTTGTTAAATATCATGATGTTCGATTAAAATCACTAAGTCAAAGATTAAATGCAATTAAAAAAGTTCAATTACAATTAGATGCAATTAAAGAGATTAGTGTTAAAATTAAAAAATTTTATACCATGAATATATTTGAAGAATCAAAAAAATTATGGGATAATAGAAAAACTTTATTTAATTATGAATTAGATGGTTTAATTTTTACACCAGAAAACCAATTCTATGTAACTGACCAACAAGAAATACCAGTTTTAAAATGGAAAGAAGAATTATCAATTGATGTTCGAGTTGAATATAATAGAAGAGAAAATTTTACATATTTTCATTATGGATATGGTCGCGAAAATTCAAGGGAATGGACATTTCAACCACCAATGTCAATTTATAAGGATTCTCGTTATCATGATATATTAAAAAGAACAGATATTAATTGGTTAAGATGGCAAACAACTAAACAAGAAATTATTGAAAATATTGGAAATTTAAATTTGGGGAAAACAGTTATTTCAAGAAATAATAGAGAATCTTTTATATTAGGTTTATATGGTGTTCCTCAATCAAAAGCAAATGTAGATATCTCTCCTATTTTTAATAAATATGATATAATTGAATATAATTTTGATTTTAAATTAAATCAATGGGTTGCATTACGAAAAAGAACATTCGATAAAGAACAACCGAATGCATATAGAACAATTGAAAGTGTATTAAATTCTATATTAAATTATATTTCAATTGATGATATTTATGAATTACAATTTCAAAGTTCAGAAAATATTGGATTATTATATGATTTAACAAAAGATAAAATTAAACGAAAACAATGGAGAAACTTTAATAACTTTGGAAAAAATGAATTATATAAAAAAATTAGTAAAAATACACAAGTTCTTAATCCATATCATTTAGAATTAGCATGTGGTAAATTAGGTGATTTACAAAAATATATCAAAAATGGATATAAAAATATTTTAGCAATAGATTCTTCTAGAAATGAAATTTATGAAAAAAATGGTGCCGTTGATAGATTAAAGGGACTAGGATTTGTAAAAAAAGATTATTATTATCAAAAAGATGATATGAAAGTAACTGTATTCGCAGGTGATGTTACAAAATCAATTAAAGGTGGTCTATCTGGATTAACAAAAGAGGATAAAGAAATATGTCAAAAATTCTTTGATAATTTACCAGATAATTGGAATGGATTTGATAGTATTAGTATTATGTATGCAATTCATTACTTTTTTGGTAATAATCATAAAGATAAAAATGTATGGGTTCCAGATAAAACTTCATTTGAAGGATTTACAAAAAATATTAAAGATTTATTAAAATATAATGGATTATTATTTGGAACATATCTTAATGGAGATAATATGTCAAATGAAAAAATGATGTTTATTAAAGATGGAGATTTAATGTATCAAATTACACCAACTCATAATGAAGAAGATATGGATAAAGTTACTTATGATAAATTTTTTAAACAAAAACAAATTAATTCAATTGAAATTGAAAATGAAGTTTGGGCAGGGGTTAAAATTTCAGAACCAAAAATTAATAAACATATATTAGAAACAATGATTAGTAGTATATCATTAAAATCATTAATTACAAATACAACAACAGAACAATTTTATTCTTCATTTATAGAAGAATTTGAAACTGAATTATCACCAGATGAAAAACGTTTATCATTTATTAATAATATTTTTGTATTTGGGTATTTAGATATGGATAAAATCAAAATATTAACAAATGATTTATTAAATATAAATATTTATAATACAGTTGATTTAATTGATTATTTAAGAAAAAATATTGAAGATGGAAATTTAAATTCACAAATTAAAGAATTATATAATATCTTTTTACTAGAAAAGAATTAACTACAATTAAATATTATTTAGATGTTTTTTAAAAATCTAAATAAAATTATTTTTTTTCATATAGTAAAATATATGCATGTCGTTTATGAATATCTTTTAAATCCTGACTAAGTAATCTAGGATTTTCATCATCACATTCATACCATCCGGTTGGATATTTACAAGTTGCTGTATAATGACCACCACCTGCAACACCCATATGATTAATAAATCCTTTTAGTGAATAATTTGAACCATCATCCATATGTTTATTATCATTATTTTCAATAATATAATTAGATATATCAAGTTCATTAGGAAAATTTATAAATTTTTGATTTTTAATATATTGTAATCTTTGCATATTAAATTTATATCTAGAAAAAGTAATAAATAAATATTTTGGATATGAAACTATATTATATTTTCTATATGTAGTTTTAGTTTTTTTACATTTTTCACATTTTTTATCTTCAATTATTTCTTCGTTAAAAAATATATCTAGTGCTTGTTCTAATGTATTAACATCTTTATCATCAATTGATAATACTAATTCTTTAAAATTTTCTATTTTTTGAGAAACATCATTACAATTATTGCATTTTAATGTACTCATAGTATGTCCAAAAAAAATATTAGATATTGCTGAATAATCATTCTCATATATAGATTTATATGACTGTCGATATTTTTTAATATCCTTTTTAATATATGCGGCTTCTTTCATTAAAAATTTTAAATTTTTATTAGTAAATGTTTCTTTAAGTTGTTCATGTAATGTTAATATAAATAACATAATAGCTTCATGCGAATCTTGTTGTCTTCCCATTACAAAAAAATTTTTATATTCTTCTTTAAATTTATTTAAAAACAATGTTAATTTCATAACGTGTCCTTCTTCATTTCCTTTTGAAAAAATAATTCTTGATATTGTTTTAAATATATTTGTTATTGTTCCTCTTGTTTTTGGTTTAGTATTTAAAATTTCCATTAATTCTGGACATAAGAAAAATAATTGTAAGAATGAATTAATATAACAAGTATTTCCTTGATTTAATAATCCACATGGATATTGCATAATATATATATCATTAACTTGCATAATACTATATTATATTTTTATATCTTATACTTTTAAATAATTAATAATTAATAATCAATTTTATTTATTTAAAAAATATAATAATAATATATAATTATTAATTATGTTTAATCCAAATAATATAGTTGCAAATAATGGAATGAATGAAATTGATAGGATGTTTTCACAAACACAAGTTAAATCATTACAAACCGATGCAAATACTAGACCAGGTATGGATAATAAATATGTAAAATTAGATACACAAGATAATTCTCATAGTAGTAGACTTCAATTAGAAAATTATAGACAACAAGAATATACACAAAATCCAGAATATTTATTTAAAAAAGACCAAGTTTATGATTTACAAGGTATTGAAGATGGTTATGGAATACCAAAACAAAGAATTGACATTGATTCAGAATTACGTCAAAGTAATATGGTACCAAAACCAATTGATAAATTAAATACAAAAGTTACATATATTAGACGAGCTGGATTTTTACCAAAAAATGAAGCATCAATTCAACATAATAAATTTTTAGTATCAACAACTTTATCACAAAATCCACAAGTTAATTATAATCCAAGTTTCGCAATTTATGGACAAACTACACGTGATTTTGCACGATTACCTAGTGATTTTTATAGACAATATCAATAAACAATAAACAAAATAATGAAATAAATTAAAATTAATTATATTTATTTATAATATAATTAATAATGTATTCTAGTTCTTTTTCAACATTAGATGAGTATAATGATATGCCAACAAGTGAAGTAATTTATCAAAGTAAAAAAATTGATAATAGTGAAACTAGAGGTTCTAGTATTAAAGATTATGAAAAAAAATATAATTATATTATGAAAGTTTATAATTTTGACCATCCAGAAGAATGTATTCAAGAAGAACCAAACTTTATTCAAACTAATTATAGAGATGTTGTATTACCAGATAAAGATTTAGTTAATGTAGAAAGTGAATTAAGAGGAATTACAAGAAATATTTCTCGAGTTCCAGAATCAAGATATTTAGGACCAGAAAAATGTTCTCAAAAATATAATGATAAAGGTATTTGTGTATGTCCAAGTTGTTTAAAATCAAATGTAGTAAATATTAATTCAAAAGTATGTTCTGGAAAAATTGTATCTAACTTACCAAAAGTTACTTATAAATCAGTTGATAAACCAAGAGTATTAGATTTAAAAAAAGGAATTAATTTAGATGAAATTCAAGAATCAGAAAAAAAAGAAGAAGGAGTTTTATCTTATTTATATAATTTAATTTTTTAATTATTAGTTATTTATTATTGAAAATATTTTTTAATAATAATTTAAAAATAAAATATTAATTAACTATATAAATATAAAAATGTTTACCAGACAAACATACGATGATGGATATTATAAACAAGATTTATACCAATCAACTGAACCATCTAGATATATGTTATTACCAGAAACAACACACCGACCAGATACATGTTTTCAAGAAACACCAGAAATTCATGCAGCAAATGGACAATATAAAATCTCTTCATCAAATGATATGGTTAATGTAGAATCAGATTTACGAAACCTTAACCGAAAAGCATCAAAAGACCCTCGTGCTCATTATCCATATGTAAAACCAACATATGGTAATCAACCATCAATGGGTGTATGCACAACAACTGAATTATCTCGAGTATATCCATTATTAGATGGAAATCAATTCAACCGAGAACAACAAATCCAAGTTCCTCGTTTTGAATCACTTTGTTTAAATCCACAACAACTTAGCCGTGTAAGAAGTAATAACTTCATTGGATTAAACACACGATTATTTAACCGTGATAAATCAGAACCAAACATCCCAACACCAGAAACAACAACAAATACAGTATCAAGTGGTACATTTACATCTCCATTAGATACAGATTTACAAAAAATGTCTAAACTTGGAAAACCAACAACAGAACAATTAATCGCACAAGCAGAACAAATGAAAAATTATCAATTACAAAACTCTGGATTAAAAGAAGGGTTCTGTGGAAGTTGTTCAGGTGGTGCAGTAAGACGATAAATTATTTAGTAGTAAAAATTATTCAATAAATTATGATATTGAATAATTTAAGTCCATAACAATTAGTTATTTTTTAAATTTATTTAATATGGAAATAAGTTTTCTGTCATTTCACGATTTAAATCATTAAATGCTGGTAAAAAATATTCTTCTCCATCTCCACTAACAATTAATTCTGATGTTGATGGTTCCCATATTTGTGTGCTTTCTACATTTAATTCATATTTTAATTCAGTAGTTATTTTTTTATTATTTTTAGTACTTTTAGCACTTTTATTATTTTTAGTACTTTTAGCACTTTTATTATTTTTATTATTTTTCTTTTTATTACTTTTTTTATCTTTAATATTTGTTTGTTTTACTTCAACTGAAATATGAATCTTTAATTGTGAAAAATTATCTAATAATTCTTTATTTGACATTATCGGTTTAGAATTCATTTTCGCAATATAATTTTATAAAATATTAAATCTTTAAATTAATAAGTATAGTAATAATCAATTTTGTAATTAATTTAAAACAAAATTAAAATAAATATAAAAAAATATATTAATAATATATACTAAATTATAATGGAAGCTTTATTAGTAGGTTCTTTAGGGGCTTTAGGTTATTATTTAAAAAAGGATAATAAACCAGTTCCTAAAAAAATAAATGATGAATTAATTAGTGAAAATGAAAAACCATCAGAAACAAATATATATCAAAATAGACATTATGAAAAAGTTTTCAGTGATGAATTTAAACGTTCAACAGAAGCATCAATTGATTCATTATCTCCATATAAAACTGGTCGTGTTAATGGAGTATATTTAACCGGTTATCCACAAACAAATTGGGACCAACAAGGATATGTTGGTGCAGATAGAAAAGTTATTCCAGAAGGTCAATTAAATTATCCAGTATCACAAACAACAACTGCTTTTCCAAATTCAACTTTTAATGAATTAGAAAAAACAGCAACATTAGTTGATAGTGAAACAGTTGAAGCAATTGGAACACAAGAATTTAATGAAAAACGTAATAATATTCCAAATCCAGAATTTGAAAACTTTGCAAATGTAGGTGGAAAACCTGTTTATAGAACAGTATATTCAGATGGTGGAAATAAAGGAGTAACTGTATATGATAAAGGTCATAATAATATGGAACCATTTTTCGGTGGTTCAGTAAAACAAAATATGAGAGATGACGCAAATAAAACTTTAATGGAAAATTTCACAGGAGCAAATCCATTATATAGACACAAAGAAGAAACTAAACGTTTCTTCCCTCTACAAAAAAACCCATATGCAGTAGGAGGAACACCCGTCGCAAATAACCGTGAAACTGAACGTTATATTCCTTCAATTTATAAACAAAATATCTTACCATTTGAACAAGTTAAAGTTGCACCAGGATTAGATAAAAGTATGACAGACACAACATCAAATATTGGTTTTCACGATGATTATAGACCAATTGGTAAAGGTATGTTTAGAGATATTAATGAAATGAGAGTAAATCCAAAATTAACATATAAAGGACGTATATCAGGTGAAGGTTTCTTTGTATCAAAACAAGCAAAAACTGCACCAGTAATTTCAAGAAAACATGTAGATTTATCTTATACAAACTTTAAACCACAAGATACAGAATTAGTTGGAGATAAAAAAGAAGGTTTCTCAAATTATACTCAAAATAATAAAATTACATCAACTTATAAATATAGAGATGTATTAGTTAATGGACCAGATGCATATAGACAAACTGACTTAAATCAAGATGCTGTAATATTAAAAAATACAGATAGACCAGAATATGAGAATGAAATTCAAAATTATCCAGGTATTGCAGGTGATTCTATTAGACATACAACAAGTTGGTTTGATGATGCAAAAGCAACAATTAAAGAACAAACCGAAAGAAATATTCATAAATATACAAATGCATATGGTGAAGTTAATAGAGGACAAAATAATCCATATGATGAAGCAAAAACAACAATTAGACAACAAACACAAGACCATAAACATAAATATATGAATGCTGGTAATGGAAATCAAAGAGGAACTGTTTATCATTATGATATCGCAAAACAAACAATTAAAGAACAAACTGAAGATAATGTTCATAAATATATGAATGCCGGTAATGGAAATCAAAGAGGAACTGTTTATCATTATGATATCGCAAAACAAACAATTAAAGAACAAACTGAAGACCATCAACATAGTCATATTAATACAAATGGAACTGGAACCAGTTTTTATCAACAAGATAGAACTGAATACGAGAACGCAACAATTAATGCATTAAAAGAATCAGTATTAGCAGGAAGAGCACCAACACAACAAGGAACAAAAGTATCAAATGGAAAAGAAGTAATTAGAATGGATATTACTAAACAACAATACAATACATATGATAATGCTAAAGTATTAGCAGTTACTGCACCAGTAAATGTTGATAAAATGTGGATTGGACAAGCAACTCAACAAAAAGGAAATTATTCAAATACAAGAACAAGAGATGTATATAATCCAATTAATGTTCAACAATTTAAAAATAATCCTTATACACAAAAACTTGATAGTTATAATGTACCATATAATCCATCATATCCACCAACCTCTCATTAAATTAAAATAAATATTACATTATATTTTATATATATAAGATATAGTGTCTTTTGATGTCAGAAGTAGATAAACTTAAATATGATTTAGATTATACAAATTATGTGTATTTTAAACTTGAAAAGGAAAAAGATAATATAGAGAATGAATTTAAAGAATATAAATTAATTACTGAAATAGAATTAAAAAAATTAAAACAAAAATACAATAATGTAAATGATGAAAAAGAAATGATTACTGCTAAAGCAAATAATATAATATGGAATTTAAAATATGAAAATAAAAGATTAGAAAAAGAGAATGAACTTTTAAATAAAGAACTTGATTTAATTAAAGATAGATTATTTTATTTAGAAAAAAAGAATAGTGAAAGATGGTTTTAATTAATTAATTGTTACTAAAAAGAAACAATTAATTTTGTGGTAATAAGTTATAAAATTCTTCTAAAATTGGAATTGTATTCATTTGAGTTTTTTTAGTATTAATCATTGTAAATAAATTATTAGTAGTTAATTTAGGTTTCCCATTACTTGATTTATCTATTTTATTTGGAAATTCTGTTATATTATGTTTATCAATGATTTCTTTAAAAATTGCAAGAATAATTGATAAACTACCAATATTTTTACACTTATCACATGTATATGATATTTTAGCACGAAGACTTAATAAATATAATTCTTTTTCTCTATTCATATACATTTCAAAAGTAGTTTCTAATTTTTCTTGAAGTAAATTTAACATTGTATCCATATTACTAAAATTATAAATATCTAGTTTTTTACAAATTTGTTTTAATGTATCATAAGTAAAAAGTTTTTTATATTTTTGAATATCATCATTTTTAAAATATTGTTTTGTTGTTATTGAATTTTCTTTAACTAAATCTTTTGGAATATCATCTTCTTCTGTGATTTCAATAATAGTTGTTGTCTCTTTCTTTTTATCTTTTTTAGTTTTCTTTTTCTTTTTCTTTTTTTTTCTTTTAGGTTCTTCATCATCACTATCATCCATAAGATTAATTTGATTTAAAATATTTAAATCAATCTCATCATTTGGTTCTTCGAGAAAATATTCTTCTTGTTCTGGTGTTTGTTCTTCTATTTTTTTAGTTTTCTTTTTCTTTTTCTTTTTCTTTTTCTTTTTAGGTTCTTCATCATCACTATCATCCATAAGATTAATTTGATTTAAAATATTTAAATCAATATCATCATTTGGTTCTTCGAGAAAATATTCTTCATCATATTCAGAAGGTTCTTCTACTACTGTTTTTTTCTTCTTAATAATAATTTTTTTTGGCATAATTAACTAATAACTTATTTTAATTTATTAAATCAATTTTATTTTTAAATATTATCTAGATTAATTAAAAATAAGTCCATTATTTAAACTTATTTTTTTAATATTCTTTTGGTTCAATATATGAAATTATATTCGGTTTATTTACTTGTTCTTTAATAATTTGTATATGACTATATCCATCTTTTTCTCCTATATATTTATGAATCCAGAATTTATATATACCTTTATAATTATATCTATTAAATTCCCATCCTCCATAATATTCAACTGTTTTAGATGGATATGTTATTACTGTTTCAAAAAAAAAATATTCAAATTTTATATTTTTAATTTCTTCTAAACAATTTTTTAATTTTTCAGATTGAATAATTTGATATTTATAATCAAGTATGATATTTCTAATCTCTTTTGGTAATTTTTCTAACATAAATAATTAATTAGATTAATAATACTAAAATAAATCAATTTTAGTATTAAGTTAATTTATAAACTAATTTAAACACGTTCTTCAACTTCTTTTTTTGCTAAACCAAATAATTTTTTGATTGATGCAGGTGCAGTTTGTGCGTGTTTTCGGACTACCATTTCATAACGTTTGTATAGATAATAACCTACTACGGCTACTACTACTAATGTTACTAATCTATTTTTTAATAATAACCCTTGTACTGCTTTTAAGTTGCTCTTTACAAATTTTAATATCATTTTTAAATAATCAGTTACATTTTTTTTGTAATAAATTACTGCTAATACAATAGCAAGTGAAATTAATTTATTTGTTTGGTTTTTTAAAGCAAGGTTTTTCATATCTACTACGACATCTTTAACTTTATTATATACTAGTGCTACTAATCCTACAATCATATCCATGTTGTTTTTTGTGTTGAGTTATATTATTAAATAATATTTTTTTTATAATAAATTTATATTAAATAAGTCCATAAATTATATTATTTTTTTAAATTATTTTAATAAATAAGAAAATATTCTTCTTGAACATTTATTTAATGCTCTTTGTAGCATCCAACAATCATCTAGTGCTGTATGTTTTTGAATATATTTCTCTTTATATAAGAAATTATGAATTGTTTCTAATCGATAATTCTTAATAATTTGATTATTTATATATATTTGATTATATGTTTCAATCATTTGTTCTCGATTAAATTCTTTTGTATTTCTAATATTATTATTTTTTAAAATTTTAATTAATTCTCTTGTTCCTGGCGTTGGAAGTTCTTTCTTAAAAATATCATTTAATGAATCAATTGGAACTGCTTGGAAAAATGGTTCTCCATACATTTTATTTTGAGATTTATTTTGAATATATATATTAAAAACATCTTCAATGATTTTTTGTTTAGATTGTTCCATATTATTATTAAGATAATCATTTATATCTTTTAATATTCGATTATTATATCGAAATTTATTAAGAAAATTATATTCAAATATATTTTTATTTGCAATCTCATTAAATAATTTTTTATTATCATCCATTTTATTATTTTTAAAAGAACCACCATTATGAACTAAACAATGAAGTCTTTTATATTCTTCTTTTATTACTGACATATCAAAACGATTATTATGGGCAATAATAAATTTACAATTATATTTTGCCATTAAATTATTAATTAATATCCATGCTTCTTGAAATGTTTTTCCATATTTAATAGTCATCTCTTTTGTTATTCCTGTTAATTTGGTTATAAATTCTGATATTTCATAGTCGCCATTAATTAAAATTTCAATCTCTTCAAAATTTGTTTCTCCATCAGTAATAATCATTGCTAATTGTGTCATATGAATTTTTGAGTAATCATTACCATTTGGTAATCCAGTTGTTTCTGTATCAAAAATTGCATACATTTTAAATTGATTTATAATTAATTATTAAATCAATTTTGTTTATTTAATCTAATATATCTAATATATTTTCTGTATATTTAAGATTAATATCATCAGTATCCATATTTATTCCATTATAACTCATTGTAATATCATTAATACAATCTTCATCAAATATATCGAGTGATTTTTCATATAATTCTTGATTTCTTTCAACTAAATCTTGTAAATAATTAATATGTATTAAATATTTTGATTTGAATATATGATAAGGTAAATCTGTTAGATTTTGACCAATATAATCAATTAATGACCATAATATAACATAAAAAGATAAAGTATTTGAAACTTTAATTAATAAATTACTAATATATTTTTCAATATATAAAATGTTAATATATTTCCTTTTTTTAGTTGAATTAATAAAGCTAACAATATGTTTAATATTTGTTTTTAAAATTAATAACATTAATTTTTTAGTAGGATATGTAATAATATAAGCGTCATTTATTATATCAGAAATATTTAAATATTTATCCCTATTATAAAATTCAATATCTGGTAATATTTTTCTATTAAATTTTACACAAGATATTTGTTTAAGATAATTATCTACAATATTAGAAATATCAGGGATTAAATGTTCTTTAAAATCCATTAATTCAATATATATTTATCAATTTTAATATTTAAATAAGAAATTTATAATATATTATATATGGATATTTTACCAAAAGATATTGAAAATCTTATATTAGAATATAAAAATCAAATAGAACATTATGAAAAGTTTCAATTAACATTAGATAAAATTAAGAATATAACATATACTATAAATAATAATATTACAACACGAGATTATGATATACAATATCGATTTAACAATTATATGACAAATAAAAATTATAATTTAGTTAGAAGAAATGATAATCATTCATATATGAATTATATTTCAGAAAGTTTTACAGTATCAAGACGAATTGCATATACTGGTATTACACAATTTGATTTTATAATAACTCAAATTATTGATACTAAAAAAAATATAGATTTTGTATTATTTAATAATAAAAAATATACATTTTTTTGGGAAACATATATAACAATGACTGGAGATTATCTAAATTAAAATTGAATTTTATATTTATTATTAATATAGTTATATAAATGTTTAATAATATCCCAAAAGAACTTGAAGATATTATTAATAATTATAAAAATCAAATAGAACATTCTGAAAAATTTTCTAAATGTTTAAACGAGATTAATGAAATTACATATAAATTAGAAAATCCAACAAAAGAAGATTGTGAATATCATGTAAGAACTACATTAGAAAGATGGAGAAGACAAGATAGGATTAGTTTTACTAATGTATATCCATATTCATTATCTTATTGTTATAAAAATAGAAGTTTTCGTAAGTTTAAAGGGAAAGAGATTTCATATTATTATGCATTTAATCAACTTATTTTAGATGATTTTCATAGTTATAAAATTTTAGAATGTAATGAAATTTTCTATAATTTTGCATGACAATTAACATTTCGTTAAAAATATTTTACAATAGATTACAATGGACTTACTTTATAAAATAAGTCCTTAATAATATATGGTTTTTTTAATAATTTATATTCTTTTTTGAATTTCTCTCTTATATATTTCTTTTTTATAATGTGAAATTATTCTTTTATTTATTATATCTTTTGGAATACAATTTTTACAAAAATATAATCTTGATTTATTTGATATAATTTTTTCACAACTAACACATTTTGTATCTATTTGATTATCCTCTCTTTGAAAAGTTTGTCCCATTTTTAATAATATATTTTTAATTAATAAATTTATTATTATTCAATTTTATAATTTAGTAATTGTAATATTATTTATATATATTTTTTTACATTCATTTTGTTCTTCTTCTTGTTCTTCTTGTTCTTCTGTTTCAAAAGTTAATCCAAAGAAATTTTCTTCCTCCTCCTCAAAAAATGATTCTAATAAATTAACAGATTTCTCTTTACCATAATCTTTAAACTTTTCTATTTTTAGGTCTAATAATTCTGATAATAAATTATTAAATTTTGTATTCATAAAATTATAATAATCTTTTCCACCCATTATATCTTTAAGTTTTTCTAATATTAAATCTTCATTATTTCTAAAAAATAATACTTCTTTTGTTTTACATATAATTTTATTATCTTCATCTATTAGTTCATTTTCTATTTGATTTAACTTTTCTAATTCCAATTCAAACAATTCGAAATATAGATTTTTTAATTTTTTTTCTAAAATATGAAAATATTTTCTATCTACCGATTTTTTCATTTCTTCTGCAAGATTTTCTTCATTCTCTTTAAAAAAATCAATCTCTTCTTTTTTTAAAATAATTTTTTGTTCTAAATCTTTCATAATTTATTATATTATAAGAATTTTAAATTTTTATAATAATTAAGTTTTTATATCATTGGTTGATTTGACCATCTAACATCCCAATCTTTTTTATATAAATCCCAATATTTCTTTTGAGTTTCCCAATCTCTTGGTCTAAAAAAATTATTTAATAATACATTACTTACATTTGGCATAATCATTCCTAAATCCATTGAATTAATATTATCATTGAATGAACTTACATAATATTTTTTATTTTTATAATATCCTTTAATTGCAACTTTTCTTTCTACTGGATTCCATTTTTGTTCCTTTTTGCTAAGAATAAATAATTCAACATAAATATATTCTGCATCATTTCCCTCAATTTTTGCTATATCAATTTGAGTGAATTCTGATGGGAAATAATCAGTTAAACCATTCTCCGCCAATGCTTTAATAACTAATGGATTTACTTTATCTTGAATAGTTCTATTTTGTAAATAATTTCTATTTAATAATAAATATTTAATTGTTCTAAAACTATAAAAAAAGAATGGCAATAATAAAACTAAAAGAACTCCGTAAAATATCATATTATATATAATATGATATTATATTTTAATTTTATATTAATATCTATTTATTTTCCGATAATTCATTAATAGTTTCATATAACATATCAATCTCTTGTTTATAATCTATAATCATTTGTTGTGAATTTGAAAGTTCTTTTTTTAATTTAGATATTTCTAAATTTAATTGTTTTTTATCATCACTTAATGTAATATTCCGTAATCTTAATTCTTCAATCTCTTTTTTAAGAGTTTTTATTCCTTTTTTAAATTCAATAATTTGAGTTGTATTTGTATTTGTTTGAGTTTTCTTTTTACCCATAATTGAATATATAAAATATATTCAATTTTAATTATTAAAAGTAATAAATTAAATATAAAATTAAATATATTTAATTTATGAATACATCCTTAAAATAATTGGGTTAATTGTAGTTTCATCTTTAATTAATTTATCAATAAGAGAACTAGTTAATTCTGTATTTTTAGTATGATATGAAATATTTTTATCATTATAATATTTTAATAAGTTTATTTTTCGTAATAATTTTTCAATATTACGTTTTAAATTACGGACTCCTTTATCTTTCTTTGTTCTCATAATAATATGTTTAATTGCTTCATCTGGAAATTTAATATCTTGTGAATAATTTTTTAATTCATCTGGAATTAAATATTTCTTTGCAATTTCAAATTTTTCTTTATCGTCAAAACCATTAACATTAATTACTTCTAATCTATCTCTTAAAATTGGGTCAACTAGGTTAATATCATTTAGAGAAAAGATAAAAATACATTGAGACATATCCATTTTAATATTTGAACCAAAATAATGGTCTTCAATCTCATGATTTTGTGAAAAATCAGTAATTTCAATTAATTTATTATAAACACTCATTGAACGTTTTGTATCTACTTTATCTAATTCATCCATAAAAATAATTGGATTCATACAACCAGAATCCATTAACATTTTTGCGAAACGACCACATGTTGAACCTTCATATGTAAATGGGAAACCAGTTAAATAGTTTTCATCAGATACACCTGCAAGTGAGAATGAACAGAATGGACGGTTTAATGCCTTGGCTAGACTTTTTACAATAGTAGTCTTACCTACACCAGCTGGACCATTAATTGCAATACAATGACCTTTATTATTTGTAGATTTATTCATTGACCATTTTGTAATAATTTCAATTAATGTTTCTTTTACATTATCTTGACCATAAATAGACTTGTTTAAAGTATTATGAAAGTTTTTAATAAAACTACAAATTTCTTCTTCTGATTTATCTGATAAATTATTATTTACATATTTTCCAAATGGAATTTTTAAAACTTGTTTAATCCATTCTTCTGTTTTATTATCGGAATTAAATCTCATTGAATCAATTTTTTCTAATAATTCCATTTTTACTTCAGTTGGAATATCCATTTGTAAAATTTTTAATTTATTTGGAACTTTATTTTCTTTAAGTTCTTGAATCTTTTCATATTCTGCTTTAAGTAGTTGTCTTTCTTTATGTGTTAATTTACTATTTTTAAACATGCTATCGATTTGTGAATTAGTATCTGAACGTAATCCATTATTAATAAATGAAAATACTGTTTCTAATAATGGTTCTACGGATTGTGAACGCGATGGAAAATATTCAGAATCATCTGATTCAGTTTCGGTATCAGTTTCTGTTTCAGTTTCAGTTTCAGTTTCTGTATCTTCACTTCCAATTTCTTCTTCGTCATCGTTCATTTCATCGTCATCGTTCATTTCATCTGTATCTACATCATCTAAGGGTAATCTTCCAAAATCGTGATTAATTTTATATTTTTTATCATTAAAGATTGATGTTGTTTCTCCATGTGATTTTAAATAATTTTCAATATCTTTTTGTTCACTTCTATATGTTTCTTCATAATATTGATATTGTTCTAAATCATAAGAATATTTTAATAACATTAGATAGATACCATTGATAGTTTTGACAAAATTAGTTAATTTTTTATGTTTATCATCATCATTGTCATTATTATTTCGTTTTCTTCTTTTGATGGCTGGTTCGTAGAAACTTTTTTTGTCTTCTAATGGTCTCTTTCTATCGCTATTACTCATCTGTATATATATTATTAATATTTATTTATAAATTAAAAATCAATTTTATTTTTTTTTATTTTTTTTTATTTTTAAGTCCATAATTAAAAAATATTTTTAAAAAAATTAAAAATATTTACATTGTTCTTTTTTCTCCGTGTAATCCTTTAAATATTGGAAATCTTAATGAATCTTGTGTTTTCTCAAAATATTGAACTGTTATTATTTTACCAATAATTAATTCTGGATTTTTATAAAATTTCATTCTTTCTTCTATTGAAAATCCAGAACCAACTTTTGTATTTTTATAATCAATAACAACCGCTGACATTGTCTCCATTTCTATTTCTAATCCAGTTTTGGGGTTGATATATCTAAATGGTCCAGTCTCAATTCCAATAACTTTATATTCATCATCTAACATTTCTTTATATTTAATTAAATTATTAGTTCTTTTACCCTCATAACCTACATCTTTTCTTAACATTAAACCTTCCCAACCAAAATGTTGTGATTTTGCAACCATTTCATTAAAGATTTTATGAGTATATGGGATTTGTTCTAATAATTTAATATGTTTAATTTTATTGCTTACTGTATTTTGTAATCTTTTTAATCTTGTTGATAGTATCTCTTTTGATTTTTTATCATAAAAATCTTCTTCTTTAATCATATCAAAGACAAAATATGAAGGATTTTCCATAGTATAATTTTTTCGTTTTATTTTTTCCATTAATGATTTAAAGTTTTCAACTCCTTCTTTCATTGATACAACTTCTCCATCTAAAAAATAATTTCCATCAAATAATTTAAAGTTATCTTTAATACTTTGTTCTAATTTACTAAGTGTTTTAAATTGATTTCCTTGTCTAGAAAAACATTTAACAGTTTTTTTATTAATATCTACATGAACTAAACATCTAACACCATCTAATTTTCTTGAAATAAACCATGAACCAGTTTCTACTAATTTTGGTTTATATTTATTTGCAAGTGCAACATCAAATGTTTTAATTAATCCAGGAAATACATCATTAATTAGTGTTTCTTTTGCGCGAACTTTTAAATTTTTATCAATAATTCTTAAAATAATTTCTTCATATTTTTTGTATTTTTGAATAAAGAAATATAAATATAATAATGCTTTATCTCCTGTTATTTTCCGATTTGAAAAATCATCTAATAATTTAAATAAATCTGTATATGAATTAAATGGTTTATTTTTTTCTTTCTTTTTATCTTTAGAAAACTTAATATAATTTTTACTAGTAATATAAAAAACTTTTTGTGTATCATATATATATTCAAGAACTTTTTTTAAGTCTTTATAATCCATAAGAACTTTTTTCTTATGTAAAGAACTATTACTATTGTTCATTTCTACTGTAAATTGATTAATTCTTTCAAATAATTTATCCATTTTAATATTATTAACTATATTATTTAATAATATTTTAAGTTTTCAATTTTAAGTTTTTTTAATTTTAAGTCCAATATAACTATTTATTTTTTTTTATTATTAACTAATAAAGTCAAATCTTGTTGAATTTCTTCTCTTTCTAATATGTTGTGTATAAAATTCTTCAATTGACATATATTGAAATTCTCCTCTCATATAAAGATAAATAATATCTGTATGAACAGGAGGATACATTCGAATAGATATTTTATTTAAATAAATAATTTTCTTTTCTTTTAATTGTATCATATACATATCATTTATTTGATTAATTGTTTTCTTAAATTTCTTTTTATGATTTTTAACTCTTACATCATAATCTAATTGAAACTTATAATTATTTATAATAGTTTCAATATCTTTTGGTAAAAATGTTAAATCCATTTATAAAAAATATATTTAAACATATCTTAATAGATATAAATAAAATCAATTTTAATTGATTATAATTGTATATTATATTTTAAAATTGATTTTAATAATATTTATTAAATAAAGTTTAAAAATATTTAAAATTAATAATTTTAAAATGGATAATTATTTGAATAAAGCAGCAGATATTTATTATTCAAATAAACGTTGTAAAGTATCATTTGATGATTTTTTAGAGGATGATAAAGAAACTATAAGGAATATATATAGTGAATTTTTACCATATTTAAAAGATACTTCTTATAATGAAAAAAAAAGAAATCAAATTGTTGCTTTTTTTATTATGGGTTTAGTAGGAGATATACATATATGGTATTATATATGGGAAACAATTAAAGAAGAAGTTACCGGTGAATATGTTTCAAGGGAAGACCTTGATTATATATTAACAATGTATTATAAGCTAAAACAAAAAGTATTATCATCATTATATCGTTTCCCTGGCTCACCTGCAGAATTAAGAGAATATATTCTGGATAATCGAGATGATAAAGAAGAACAAAATAAGTTTGATGATAATCAAGATAATAAAGAAGAAAAAAATCTGTCTGATTTTGATGAAGAATTACAACATAAAAAAAATTTTATAAAATATGAGAAAGATTTAAAAAAAATACTTAACAAAAGAGAAAAAGAAGTTAAATATACATATGAAAATAATAAAACTATTCATTTTATGAATGATACGAAATGGAGAGTATCTGAATTAAAATGTTTAAGAAATGATAATATATATACATTAACTGAAAGTTTAGAAACTATCAATAGTGAATTTTATCGGTCTATTTTCTGTGATATTGGATATGAAGAAGATGAATATTAAATTTTATAAAAAAATATATTTTATAATGGACTTGTTTTTTAAAATAATTTTAAGTCCATTATATATTTCTATTTTTTTTAATTTTAATGATTCCAATAAGTCTTATTTCTAAAATTAATATGACCATTACTCATATGTGTTGATTTTAATGTATCTCGATTTTCTATAATATATGTTTCATTATTATAACTATAAAATATTCGATTCACATAATCCATCTCATTTACTATACATTTTGTACAATTATAACATGGTTTTGAATTCATAAATCCATTCTTTTCTGAAAATCTAATTACATATAAATCAAATGTTCGATTTTTCTTTTTTAATATTTTTGAATTTGATATTTTTTTATGAACTGTTGTTTCTGCATGTGTAGAAAATCCATTTGTACTTCCAGCTTGATTACAATTCATTGTATATATTTTACCTTTTCTTACTAAACATGCACAATGTTTAGACCTCATATCTCCTGTTAATGCATGTTCCGCACATTGATTAAATATATTTTTTACTTTCGTTGAAGTTTTTAATTTCTTAAATGTTACGCCCTTCAGCGGCATCTTTTCTATGTATTTAATTTTCAATTTATAAACTTAAAGAAAATCAATTTTAATTTATACTATCTAGAATAATACTTCATATTTTTTTAAATAATCCAATTTAAATTCAATACTTATTTCCAATAATAAATTATAAATATATTTATTTGTTAATTTCATATCCTTGAAATGTTTATTTAATTCATATGAAATATCATAAAACTCTTCACAATAACCATTTTTATCTATGTTTTCAATAAAAAAATTTAAATCTAAAATTATTAAAAAGTTTTCAATTATATAATTTCTTAATTTTTCAAATTTTTCCATATCTATTTTAAAATCTAAAATTATATTTTCAATTTCTTTTGGTAAAAAATCCATATATTTATTTATATAATTATTTTTAAAATAAATATTATTAATATCAGTCCATAATATATTTAATTTTTTAAATATATTATTTTAATTTAATATTGGCAACCATGATTGAACTAAATTTGAATATTTACAATTTAAAATCAAATTATTTTTATTTTTAAATATTTTAGTTAAATTATTAGACATTTCTATTGATGTTATCCCTAATAAATCAAAATGTTCTTTTGTTTCTAATATAAACATATTATATGTATTTTCATCAATTCTTGTAATTAAAAATTGTTTTTCTTTTTTTGATATCTTATTTTCTTTATCTTCAAACTTTATATCATAATAAAATGTTAGATTATTTGAATATTCTGGATGAAATATTAATCTACAATCTTTTTTTACAAATTTTAAATGATTAAATATAAAATAACTTTTCATTTGAACATGACATACATTCATAAAGTCATCAAATGCATATTTATTTCTAATAAAATCATGACATAATTCTAATCTATTTGATAATTGTTGAAGTTGAACATAATTTCCTAAATAATAAATCATATCATTTACATAAAATATCCAACAATCTTTTTTGTTCTTTGAAATTTCACCCGAAATTAATGTTCCATTATATAATTCACTATCAAATCTAAATTTAACAGAATAAATATCATTTCCAATCATAAATACTGAATATTTTTTATTGTTATAAGTAGTTATAAATAATAAACAATTTATTTTATTTGATTTTTCAAATGATACTAAATAATTTGGATTAAGATTATTAATATTAGTTAATTGTTCAATTTTTATTCCATTAAATCTAAATTGGTTCATAAATTGGTCAATTAATCCTCTTTTAGTTTGGTCATCTAAAATTATGTATTTTTTATGACAAAAATAAGAAAAATCATTTTTGTTATTTAAATTATTATAATTTTTTAAAATAGATTTTGAAAATTTATAATTAATTTTTTTTCTTTGTTTGCCAGTAAAATGTCTAGTTTGTTGATATTTTTTTTGATAAGACGACATATATTAATAATTAATAATTAATTTTTTATTATAATTTTTCTTACAATCAATTTTATTTTTAATATTTTTAAATTATATTTATAATATATAGTTATTTATATGAGTTTAAAGATAAAATCTCATTCTAAAAAAATTAAAAAATCTTCTCGTAAAAAAATTAAAATTATAAATAGAAAACCAAAAATAACAATTGGATTTCATCAAGAACAAGGAAGAAGAGATTATATGGAAGATGAAATTTTTATTTTCAAAGGAAATTCTTTTGTTTTTACTTGTATTTTTGATGGTCATGGTGGTGGCGAATGTTCTAATTTTTTAAAAAAATATTGTTTTAAAATATTTAAAAATAATCTTAAAATTTTTAATACAATAAAAAAATCATTATTAAATACAACAAAACAATTACATTTAGGTATTTTAAAAAATAAAATACAATCTGGTTCAACATTTAATGTAATTGTTGTTAATCGTATGACAAATCATTTTTTTATTGCAAATGTAGGTGATTCAAGGGCAATTGTATGTTTTAAAAATAATAAAATTAAACAAATTACAAGGGACCATAAACCAGAAAATAAAAAAGAAAGTAGAATGATTAAACGAAAAGGTGGTTTTATCGCAAATGGTAGAGCAAATGGTATTTTAGCAATGTCAAGGTCAATTGGTGATATAAGATTATCTAAATATATTTCTCAGACACCAGATATATTTGAAGGTAATATTATGAATATTAATTTTATTATTCAGGCGTCGGATGGTTTATATGATGTAATGTCAAACCTTGATATTTGTAAATATATCCTAAATCTTAAATCTAAAAAAATATCTAATAATGGAATTGCAAAAAAATTAGTTAATCATTCAATTATTAATAAAAAAAGTTATGATAATGTATCTGCTATAATTTTATTTTTTCATTAATATATAAATTATATAATATACATATTAAATTTATTTATCCACAATGATAAGTGCAACCTACAAATTTACATTTAACTCCATTTGATAATACTCTTCCATTTGTCATATCACTAAAATCTTCATCTTGAGTTATTTTTGC